TCATTTGGTACATTGTAGCTCTTTTCTCAGCTGCATCTTCAGTCAATCCATGATTTTCCATAAGATCTTCTTTGTGTTTTGGATGCACATATTGCATGTTAACAAAGTTAAAGAATCTATTACAGAAATCTTGTCCGTGTCCTTGCTTCATCTTTCTCCACAAGATCGGGTTTCTCAACCAACGTGTCCACATTTTTACCAAAGGCATAAAGTCTACTTCTTTATCTATAGACTCAAAGATTCTATCTACAAGTGCTTGTGGCATAGGTATACTAGATACTACACCATTGTGTTTAAGAAAGAACTCTCCTGTCCCTTTGTTAACATGAATGTATTCACATTGTGTTTCAATTGTTTTAGTATAATCTACAACACATAAAGGAGCAAACTCCTCCATAACTTCATTGTATTCTTCTACTGTGCTAACACCTTGAGCCTTGTGGCTAAGCTGTTGCATTCTATCGTATAGTTCTTTACTATACTCAACTGTGAATGGTTTATCACCATAAGATCCACAGATTTTGTCATCAATAACATTAATTGTAATCATAATTTTTGGTTTAATTAGTTAAAAAATATACCTTATTTTATTCCAAGGTACTATCGAATTGTGTAATAATTTAAATTGATCTATAAACTTTGATTTTAGTTCTAGTTTATATCGTACATTTTCCCCACCATATTGTGACTTCTTAGCCTCTTGCATATCAAGCACCCACAGATCTACCTCAGTATCAGGGTGTTTCTGCAAATTTACAATATGTTTTTTAAAATTGTGTGTTAAAAATATACATTCTGCTAATACTTTATCTTTATAACTTACATGTTTATTTAACAAAGTAAATAGGTATTCATAATCTTCTAGCCAACCATCATATACTATGATAGGACTGTAGTTTACATGTACATCATAACCTGCATCTACAAATTTATTAATAGCTTTTATTCTATCTATAATCTTAGATGTATATGGCTCATGTAAATCTGACTTATGTTGTGGCATAAGACTAAATCTAATACGTATCTTACCTTGCGGGTTAAATGTTAAAAGATTGTTGTTAACATATTTAGTCGCAAAACTACCCATCGCAATGGGATGATCTCTGAAAAACTCAAAGATCTTTTCCCACTGGTGGTGTTTTGCATGCAAAGCAAAGTCTTCATTACAACTAATGTCGTAAGTAGTATACTCTGCATGCGTTTGATTAGGTTTATCTATCGGTGTAAAGTATGCATGATTATTAACTTCTGTTAATATATCACCTGTGTTTACAGCAATAGATAGACCATCAGGTTTATGACGTTTCATATAACAGTATGAACAATTATACAAACAACCATATCCAAAACTAGGAGATATAAAGTCCGTAGATCTACCAGAAGGACGTATCTTAAACGTCCTCCTAGTATCCTTACTTACGAGTCCCATACCTCACGTGATTTAGCTCTAAGATAAACTCTGATTTCTTTCTCTAGCTCAGGTGACATATTGCACTGGCGTTCTCTAAGACAATCAATTTCATCTAGTAAAGGCTTAACCTCTTCAGCAAATTCAACAATATTATCGTATTTTGCTAAAACATCTAAATCTGCAGCACGGGCTTCTCCAATGTCTGATAAAACAAATAGTTCTTTAGACTTTTCTTTAATCAAACTTAGATCATCAGTTTCACTACAAAACTTTTGAAACTCATATAGTTTATCCATGTGCTTAGTAATATCTGGCACTAGGTCGCTTACATATCTGTAATCCATTTCACTATAAGAGTCGTCTCTAAGATCTTGTAGTTCACAATAATCTTTTTGTAACTCAGGGTGTATACAGCTAAGTCCTTGCATAAATTTAAAGTCATTTATTTTATCTAGCTTAGCTGCTGTATAATATTTAATAAGTATATCATCCATAGTATATCCGTTTTTGTCTGTTAGTTGTAAAAATAATTCATCGATATGTTTAACGTTAGCATTTTGTTTAATAAATTTAACTTTATTCTGACTAACGCGTATAAACTGAGGTACATCCCAACCTTGTATAGGATTTTTTGCCCAATCTTCGTACTCATCTCTATTCCATTTTTTAAATCTAACAGGAGCCTGATCAAACCAATACATTGGCTCATTATACTTATCATCCCAACTAGCGTAGCAACTGTTTGGATATATCTCATGATGTATAGGCATCATGTTTTTAAGTAACCGAGCAGCTGCTTTCATCTTATTCTCATCTTCTGTAGTACAATAGTAAGTAGTGTAGCTAGTATTCATAATATCCTTAGTCCTAGGTTCTATCTTATCCCAAACAGTATGATACTTACCACTTCTTTTATCAAACCTAATAGTATAAGCAACCATACGCTTTTCAATATTACGCCTTTCTGCAGCTGACAAATTACTAAACTTTGCAAGTTCTTCTTGCTCAGCAATTTGATCTTTGTATTTTGCCATCCACTCTTCAGGCACTTCTATATCATCATAGTTTTTGTACCACTCAGATTGTTCAATAAGTTTAAGAATAGCATTACGTTTAGCTGTAACTCTTTTCTTCTCCTTTGTTACCTTAGCAATAGCATCAGGATTACCAATAGCTTTACTCATAGCTTTACTAAACTTATCATCAAGATCTTCTACTTCAAAACAAGTAACATAGTTTTTTGCATAACTAGGTTCTTTTTCTAATCCTACTGATAAAAGATATATATCTTTAAACTTATCCCACTTACCTTCTTTAGAATAAAAATGCTTAGCATCAAAACCGTTCCAATCTTTAGCAGGCTCACGCTCTACTTTACCATTGTGATTTACAGGCCTCATAATACTAAGACCTTCAAACAATTTGTTTGCAGGACCATACTTAATCCTAGGATCAGGTCCATACTTAGGCTTAATATCATTAGTATCTATAATCTTAGAAAGTTTATTTAGGACTTTATTCTCAGTACTATTACCAGTAATAACAGATCTACAAGCATCAACCCACTTAAGAAAATCTGTTTCTTCAAGTTGTTCTTGAACCATATCACTAGCTTCTTGTGCAGCTGCCATAATAACTCCTTTGATATACTTCTTAGTTGCTTCGTTCCATATAACTTTCTCACGAGAAGGAGTAACATCTACACCATCTTGTAATACAGTTTCTGTGCCATCTTCATTAGTTATTACTTGTCTAGCAGGACATTTAAATGCAATAGAACCATACATCTGTTCCATTTCTAGTTCACGGAAATCAATATAACCATAGTTAATACCTGTAGTTGCACCTTTATCTTTAACTAGTACAATATGTGGCCTATTGAAATAATAAGAGTCAGAGATAATAAGATTATCAGAGTTGTATAAAATCTCTGGTTGAAAGCTAACCTTTTTCTCATATCCATCATCTTCATTATCAATAATTTTAAAGTTTACATTATCAAAATACATTAGCTGCTCTTCAATAGCTTCTTCAAACTTTCTTCTATTGTGTCGTTTAACACCAAATGAAATAGTAGTTTGATTCTTCCAAGCACCTTCTTCATAATATACTTTGGTACCATCACTAAATGTAATATGTGGATTTGGTTTTCCAGTTGCTACATTAAAAGCAGGTACAATGAAATCAGTTTTATAATTATAACAATTACATTTAAACCTTTTACCATTATATGTAGTTTCTATAGTATAAAAGTCTACACCTGTTGATAGCGCAGCTTTTGCACCAAGACCAAAGGCACCAAAATTTTCACTAGTATTTCTTTTCGTAGAATAACCTAGTTCCAATATACCTTCCAATCTTCTACCACCTATACCTACACCATAGTCAGTAACTTTAAATAAATCACAATAACCTACACCTTCATTCTTTTCATATACTAGATCTATATAATCTTTTACATGTTCTAATGAAGCTATATTGTAATAGCTTGAATCAAAATTACTGTCTTCATATTGAGCGCCGTGACGTTCAATATAGTAGTCTTCAACTTTCTTTTTACCACTTAGTATTTCTATAGCTACTTCTTTCTCACGTTGAGAGTCACACGCATTTGTAACTAACTCTCTAACTGTAGACTGAACAGGCATAGAATACTGTGTAGACTGAAGAATGTCAAACACCATCTTCTCAGCGCCTTTATTAATTTTCTTAGCAATGCCGGCGCTACCTTGCATTGGTTTATCAATTGTTTTAATACTCATTGTTTTTTCTTTTATAGTTAATAGCTCTAGCTGCATCTTGTACAGTCATATCTGTGTCTGTGTAATCATCCCACAAAGCTTTTATGTTTTGTTGTTCTACATGTGTAGCATACTCAAGCATAAATTTATGATATACATTACGCACAAGAATAAAAAATCCAATACCATATACAGGTTCAAACTCTTTATTAAAAAATTCTAGTTTTTCTATATAACCAAAACAATTTTCTCTAGTTTGTTCATATAAGCTTGTAATTTTTTGCTTAGTTATTTCGGGACCTTTAGACATATCAATCCCTAGGCCATCCAATTGGATCACCAAATCTTCTGAATATTCCATAATATTATAAGTGTTTAATTAATTCTATTGTTTGTAAAACCTGTCCTTGATTTTTAGGCAGGTATAGTACTGGAGGATTGTCCAGTTCAAGTAGATAGTTTTTAAATAGTTTCCATTTTATAGGAAAAACATCATTAGCAAAACCTTTAACTTCAATAATCCATTTACCATTAGGATCTACAAAGTCAGGAGTATATGTAATATCTCTAACTTTATATGTATTATTAGTATAGCCTTTTGTTTTGTGTGGTTCGTAGCAATCTGCAGTATAATGAAAACCTTTTTGTAAAACATATCTATTCTCTTCGTACTGAGATTTAATGTTTGCTTCTTCTAGCTTCTTATACGTAAAAAGTTCAAGCTTTGACCTGAACTTTATTCCTTTGTATGTTTTGCTAGTAGCATTTCTTACTTTCTTATTTTTTGGTTTTCGTTTATATCTTTTCACTACAACTGTAAGTCTATCAATGTTTTTAATCCTTCAAATGACTGAAAATGAGCAACATAATCTGACAAATCCTTTATTTTATATTGATCAGGTATGATAATATTTTTCATAGGATAATACTCTTTACATATCTTACTAGCCATAGCTTGGCCAGGATTATTAGGGTTAGTAAAGTCATTATCATAAAATATTACTACTTTCTCAAAACGATTTTTAAGTTCTTCTATTACTTGCCTGCTTGGCAACTGCATTTCTGATTGCATGGCGACAGAGGCGATACCCATCTCGAAGAGACACATAACGTCTTTGAGACTAGATGCAATAATACAGAGATTCCCTTTTTTAGGTAACTGATCATATCCTTGAATTTGTTTTTTATTTGTGTTGCTAATCCATTTTTGTTTGTCATAAGGCGAATATATTTTATATTTCCTTCCTATCTTGTAAGCATAACTGAGATCACAACTGAATCTATTACTATTTATCCAGTAGTGAGAGATAGGCGTAACTGCAAACTTAATCAAAGTTTTTTTACTAATCAAATATTTTGACCAAAATTTTGCATCTTTCTTTTGCCACGACCTAGATCTCTTCTTAATTATAGTAACTTTCTTATTTTCTATACGTTTATTGAACACATGTGCTCTGTATCCCATAGAAAATTTAACAGAATTATTATTCTTTGATCCTAGATTAAGTCTAAAATCACAATCAATAATCCTCAAAGCTGAATAAAAATCACAATTAAACTTTGTCTGTACATAAGAAAAACAATTAAATGTATGATCTGGATAACCAAAATCTTTATACAACAAACCATTCTTCCATCGTACAATAGACACAGACGGTCTACTATCTTTACGCAAATCACTGCAAAACTTAATACCTAGTTCTTTAAAATTAGGACAGTAGTATTTAAAAATATCATAGTCTTTAATCTTTTGTAGTATCAAGTCTGTATGCAAATGATCATTGCTGTTTCTAATTTGTATTGACATAAGCTCGCAAATTTAAATAAAAAATGGGGAGCTTTTACACTCCCCATTAATAAAACTATGATAACTATATAACAATCAGGCTACACCCAATCATCATCTTCAGAAACTGTATCTGTATCAGCATCAGGCTTAACTACAGAAAGCTCTGGACTAAATACACCCCAACCCAAGTCTGTATCAAACTCTGCGTTGAATGCACCATAGTCATCATTAAGTTTCTTAGCAAATAAATCATCACGTTGTGGTTTTATTCTACCAAATACTTTAGTATACACAGATTGATACTTGCCATCCTTAACACCAATTAGTAATCTTACCTCATTCTGAGAAAGAACACCAACTAGTTTCTTGATTTCATTTACATCACCAGTTGCAATTTTCTTGATAGTTTCTAGGTATACATCGTCACCATTAGCAACGTTAGCCCAAGCTTTTGTA